AAGCTGTACGCTTTCACCTGGACGTTGACGAGCGCCCTATTGAGCTGGTTACGCCTTTATCGTTGCAGACATATCGGCGCAACAATGCAGACACGACAGGCCGCCCTCAATACTATTCAATAATCGCTGGTCAAATTGAAGTATGGCCAACACCTGACAGCGCTTACACAGGCGAACTTTATTATTACGCCCGAAACACGCCACTCGATGACAGCAATACCTCAAACTGGATTTTGCAGTATTTTCCAGATGCGTATTTGTATGGTGCTTTGGTACATTCGGCACCGTATCTAGTTGACGATCAAAGAACCCAGGTGTGGGCTGCGTTGTATCAAAGCGCAATCGATGGTATAAACGCTAACAACGAAAAAGCCAAGTTTGGCGGCTCAGGCTTGCGCATGCAGGTCAACACATTCTAGGAGAAAGACATGGCAACCATTTCAGATTATGTGCTAGACGCCGCACTGTCCAAGCTGGACTTAGAGGCAGATCGCATAGACATTTGCTCACAAGAGCCTACGACATACACAGAGGCGACAAGCACCTACACGCTAGGCAACAGCACCTCAGTATCGTTTGGTGCGCCAGAGGACGGTGATACGTCGGGCCGCAAGACAGCCTGCGCAGCAATCTCAGATGGCTCAGTGACAGGCTCAGGCACTGCAACACATTATGCGATTACAGACGTATCTGAGAGCCGCTTGCTTTGCACAGGTTCGCTGACAACATCGCAGTCAGTTGTGTCTGGAAATACGTTTACAGTAGCCACGTTTGACGTTGAAATCCCTGACCCTGCATAGGTGTAAAATATGGTTGTTCTAGCCAATAGAGTTAAGGTCGCTACGGCAACCACTGGCACAGGCACGATAACGCTTGGAGCTGCTGAGACAGGCTATCAGTCGTTTGCGGATGGCGGGGTGGCTGATGCTGATGTTGTGCGTTACACGATAGAAGATGGTGACGCTTGGGAAATTGGAACTGGCACCTACACCTCAAGCGGCACAACGCTTTCACGCACACTGACTGAAAGTTCAACAGGCTCTTTGCTTAACCTGTCTGGCAGCGCGGTCGTGTTTATCACGGCTGCGGCAGAAGATTTAATCTTAGAAAGTGGCGGCACATTTTCTGGCGATATTGCATTAAGCAATGTTAACATTGTCTTTGAAGGATCAACTGCAGACGATTTTGAAACCACACTTACAGTGGTAGACCCAACCGCAGATCGGACAATTACGCTACCTGACCAAACTGGCACTGTGATGCTATGGCAATCAGCTTGGCCTGATGATCCAGCAACTGGAACGGCAAATAATATTCCTATAGGAGAAGGTGCTTTGGCATCTCTTGAGGCCGGTGGCAATGAAAATATTGCTATTGGAAGCGACGCAGGGAATGCAATAACGACAGGCGATTATAGTATCTTTATTGGACGACTTTCGGGTAATGCAATAACCACAGGCACTCAGAATGTAAGTGTCGGCGTGTTTTCTTTAGATACTAACACGGGTTCAAATAACACCGCGATAGGACATCGTTCAATAAGCAATGCGGGATCGGGTAGCTACAATACCGCTGTAGGGAGAGACGCATTATTTTATTTAAACTCTGGTTCTAATAATACTGGTATAGGTTATCAAGCGGGTTATAGCTTAACTACAGCGGATAGTAATGTCGCTCTTGGCGTTTCCGCCATGTTTGATAACGCGACTGACACAAATTCAGTGGCTGTCGGCAATTCCGCAGGTCGCGGCACTTTTCTAACAGGCGGCACTTATTTAGGTTCTTTGGCAGGGAGCTATAACGTAAGCAGTAAAGACTACCAAGTCGCTATTGGCTATAATGCCATGAATGACTGTGATGGTGATTATAGTGTGGCTATTGGCTATGATGCAATGTCAGATGGAAATCATCAGCGTTCAGTTGCTATTGGCTATGATGCGTTAGGCAGATCAACCACAAGTAATCCATATTATAATGTCGCAATTGGTTATGATAGTGGTGATAATGTATATTCTGGAGACTACAATACACTTGTAGGATATAATACAGATACAGCCGATAACACGGCAAGTTACTTTGTTTGCATCGGTGGGAATGCACAATCAGCAGCAGGCGGCGTTTCTATTGGTTATCAAGCTGGGGCTAGTGCTTTCAGCACTTCACAATATAACGTTTATATTGGTTATCAAGCTGGGTATGACGTAGACGGTGGCGATTATAATTCCTTCTTGGGCTATCAGAGTGGGTATAATGGCGGTTCTGGAAGTTATAATGTAGGTGGCGGTTATAGAAGTCTTTACAGCTTAACATCAGCGTCTTATGCCGCTGCTTTAGGAAATGAAGCTCTCTATAGCTTGACTGAGGGTGATGATAATTCAGCTTTTGGAGCATATGCAGGTCGCAGCGTAAACACTGGAGCCAACAACACTTTTCTAGGATATAACGCAGGGTATTCACAGGGCGGCTCTACAACAAACGCACTGACAACAGGTTCTAATGTTACCTGTGTTGGCAATGAAGCTATGCCTAGTGGCGCGACAGCTACAAACGAAATTACGCTTGGTGATAATAATATCACATCACTGCGCTGTAATGTTCAGACTATAAGCAGTCTATCAGACGAGCGCGACAAAACTGCGATTACAGATATTAGCTATGGGTTAGACTTCATCAACGACATGCGCCCAGTGCAGTTCACTTGGAACCGCCGTGATGGATCGTTGGGTGCAAAGACAGATATCGGCTTTATTGCTCAAGAGTTGCACGATGTTGAGTTGGATCATTCATCTTCATCGCGCACACGTTTGGTGAATTGGTCAAACCCTGAAAAGTTAGAGGCGGATTATGTTCGTTCATATCCTATTCTTGTGAAAGCCGTACAAGAACTGTCGGCAAAATGTGATGCGCTTGAGGCGCGTATAGCTGAGTTAGAAGGAACCTAAATATGGCTGTAAATGAATTAGACCGTGACTACCTGAAGCTGTTACATATGTGCGATCAGGTAGAAAACATCCAAAATGGCATGAAAATGGAACATGAAAGCGATGCTGAAAAGAAAAAGCAGGTCGGTAACATGGTCATGCACTTGGAAATGGAAGTGCTAGATAGCAAGTACACAGATGGCGGCAAAGACATGACGCGCATCAACAGCACTATTACTTCAGGCCGTACTTACTGGAAGTCATAACACATGCTTGGCTTTACACCATTAGCCTCCGCACCACTCGCGGATAGTGGTGTACAAGTAGTCAGGGTTGAGGTTATTGCGTCAGACATTACGGTTGGCGTTCCTGTTTTTGACACGGCAACAGTTGCTGTAATTAGCAACTTTGCTCCACAAGATATTACTGCTTCTGCACCTGTCGTTGATACTGCGACTGTCTTTGAAGATGAAACAATACCAGCCGCAGACATTACGGCTGGCGTTCCTGTTGTAGATAACGCAAGCGTCATTGTTGTTTATAACTTTGGCGCGGATGACATAAGCACAACGCCTGTCGTTGATAGTATTGCTGCGTCAGTCACTAGCAACTTTGCGCCACAAGAAATAACATCAGGCACCCCAGTTGTTGACGATATTACATCAGCGGTAATATCTAACTTTGCCCTAGTTGAGATTACGCTTGCTGCACCTACGGTAGACAGTGCAACTGTTTCGGTTATATCTAACTTCTTCCCAGTTTCTTTAGAGCCGCAGCCTGTCGTTGACACACTGCCGTTCTTCCAAGAATACGCGTTGACAATGGTAGAGATAACGGCGGGCGTACCGACACTGCCCGCTCGCTTTACTTGGGACTATCAAGAGCCGCCCACCGATAGTTGGACAGAACAAGCGGATGATGATAGTGTATGGTCAACGCAGGCTGATAGTAGCGACACTTGGACAGAAGCTACAGAGCCGACAGATATATGGACTGATGTTACTGACCCAACCGACACATGGTCAGAAGCTGCATAGGAGATTTAGATGCCGATAAGCATTACAAAACCAGACGTTGGTGCGTCAGAAGATAGCTGGGGCGATTTAATTAATACTGCCCTAGATGCAATTGTTTTAGAAATAAATAGCAATGCTGACGGTACAAACGCGATCACGCCAAACCTTACAGAAGGTTCATGGGAGATTAGCACAACGCCTGTTACGGCATCTGCGGCAGACTTGAATGCTATTGATGGCTTTGCGGCAACCTCTGTTACAGTTGCAGAGCTTGGCTATCTATCTGGCGCATCGTCAAACATACAGAGCCAAATAGACACGATTAACGCTGCGAGTGGGTCAGGGACAGTTACAAGTGTTGGCTTAAATATGCCAACAGGCTTTTCGGTAAGCGGGTCGCCAGTTACCACATCTGGTACATTGTCTGTAACAATGGCAAGCGGTTATCAAATCCCAACGTCCACACAAGTTTCAAACATCCCTTCATCATCAGATACAAGCAATTGGAATACGGCGTATGGCTGGGGCGATCACTCATCGCAGGGCTATTTGACATCAACGTCTACACTTAATTCAGATAAGGTTGGGACTGCTTACGGAACGTATTGTGATGATGCAGATAAAGTTGGAACATACGGATTTTGCTTTGAGGCAGCAGACAGCACAGTTCATTACACATATCCGGGCGATAATATGGGGAGTGTTAGCATGTATTTTTCTGATAGTGCTGCTAGCACCAACTCCACTTTAGCAAGAACGTCAGGAACATGGCGGTGTATGGGGTATTCGTCAGCAAAAGACAGACGCACGCTCTTTGTAAGGATTTCATAAATGGTACAAATTACAGAAGTTAGAAACGCAGTCTCAAAGAACGCAGAAAACACTTTATTTGAGCTAGAAATAAATCACCCAGAATACGGCTGGATACCCTATGCTCTAACCCCTTGGGACACAGACACTACAGTAGATAACTCGCAATTATTAGCACTAATAGGCTCTGATTACGAAGCGTTTTCTCAGGCAGATGAGGACGCAAGGGTGGCGGCATTTGTTCGCTGGCAGAGAGATAGCTTGCTGCACAGCGAAGTTGACCCAATAGTAAGTAACAATTTGCGCTGGGCAGACTTAACTACAGAAAAACAAAACGAATGGGCGCAATATCGCACTGACTTACTTAACGTGCCGCAGCAATCAGGTTTCCCACACACTATCAACTGGCCCACTAAACCAGAGTAACGCGCATGGCTCTCATACCTCTAAAAATTCCCGCAGGCTTCTACCGCACTGGTACTGACCTAGATGCATCAGGACGCTGGGAAGATGGCTCACTTGTGCGCTGGCGTGATGGGTCGCTGCGCCCTGTCGGTGGTTGGCGTATAAACGAGAATATACCTGACACGTTAGGCGTGGATGCAACAAACTATGCTCCGCGCTCTATGCATACTTGGCTTAGTACAGCAGCCAGTAGGTATGTTGCAACAGGCTCTGCAAACGAGCTAGTGGCTGTTGTGTCATCTGGTATAAAGTACGACATAACGCCGCCTGACTTAGTGGACGGAACAGAGGACGCGTCTGTAAATATTGGCTATGGCTATGGCTTGTATGGCAGAGGTACCTACGGAACGCCTCGCCCTGACACTGGTAACATTGTGGAGGCAACTACTTGGTCAATAGATAACTGGGGCGAATACCTTGTTGCGTGTTCTACAGCGGATGGCGATTTAATTGAATGGCAGTTGCAGTCTACAACTGGATCGGAGCTTGTTGCAGACGGTGACTTTGCCGCAGCTACTGGATGGACGTTAGGCACTGGATGGGCTGTAGCTAGTGGGGTGGCAAAGTGGACAGGGACAACTGCTGCAAACTTAGAGCAAACTGTTGGCAGCTTAACCAACGGTGAAAAGTATTACCTAACGCTACGTTTAATTGACCCAGATGCCGATGCTGATCCCGCGACAGTACCATCGGCAAAAGTAAAAGTGTTAGGAACAAATACATCTACAGTGCTTCTTGATAAGACTTTAGAGGTAGGAACCAACACCTATCAATTTTACATTGATGACACGTCATTAGATATACAGATTTATGCAGCCAGTGATGCAGAGCCAGAGTTTCACGTTGATGACGTTTCACTAAAGCTAGGCAAAAACGCTGAGATTATTGCCAACGCGCCAACAAGCAATAAGGGTCTGATCGTAACAGAAGAACGCTTTATCTTTGCTCTAGCTGCTGGCGGCAACCCGCGCAAGGTGCAGTGGTGTGACCGTGAGAACAACACTCTATGGACACCTGCCGCGACAAACGAAGCTGGCGATATTGAGCTGCAAACATCAGGACAAATTGAAACTGCTATTCGTACACGCGGTCAGACTTTAATTATTACAGACGTTGATGCACACACGGCGCGGTACATCGGGCCTCCATATGTTTACGGCTTTGAACGTGTTGGCACGTCTTGTGGCATCATTTCGCGCCAAGCAGCGGCAGACGTTGACATGGGCGTGTTCTGGATGGGCAACGGTGGGTTTTTCCGCTTTGATGGTAACTTGGTTTCTGAAATACCGTGCGATGTCCATGATTATGTTTTTAGCGACGTCAACACCTCACAGAAAAGCAAAACATGGGCGTTTACCAATGGTCAGTTTGGCGAAATCTGGTGGTTCTATTGTTCGTCGGGTAGCACTGAGGTAGACCGCTATGTGGCGTTTGATTACAAAGAAAACCACTGGCTCATCGGCAATCTATCCCGCACAACTGGCGCGTCACGCGGCGTTTTTGAGTATCCAATGCTCATGGATGCAAACGGCGCAATGTATGACCATGAGGTTGGGCTTTCCTACGCAGTCAGCGGCACAGAGCAATCTGTATTTGCGCAAAGCGGCCCGATCAGCATTGGCAACGGTGATAACATCATGCAGGTCACAGACCTAATCCCTGACGAAAAGACGCAGGGTGATGTGAATATCACCTTTAAAAGTCGGTTCTATCCCAACGACACGGAATACACGCATGGGCCTTACACACCATCTAGCCCAACAGCGGTACGTTTCGCAGGTCGCCAGATTAGAATGCGCGTAGAGGGTGACACACCTTACGCAGCATGGCGTGTTGGCACAATGCGGGTAGACGCAAAAGCAGGTGGGCGTAGGTAATGGCGGCACCCGTACTCCCGCCGATTGGCGACAACGTAAAGGCTTGGGGTAATAACCTAACTGCATATCTGCGTAGGCAGCTTCCGCGCCTGTACTTTAAGACAGCAGACGACAATCCATCAGAGAACGGCGTTATCTTGTGGGATGACGAAAATGGTTATCCCGTTGTGTCCAAGGATGGCGCGTTTGTGCAGATCGTCTTAGAGGATGGTCAATACGCTGGCGCAGTAACGACAGACCAGACAGCGGCATCCATAAACACAGCGTACGCTTTAACGTACACTTCTAGCATTGCTGAAGGTGTAACAAATGGAACGCCTGCAAGTCGCATTGTGTTCGCCGAAGCTGGTCAATACATGATTAGCTTTTCAGCGCAGATTGCATCAACGTCCAGCAGCACAGTGAACTTCTGGTTTTGGCCTCGTATCAACGGGGTAGATGTCACGGGGTCAACGATGAAAAACGCGCTGCACCAAAACGGTTCGGTGCTGGTTGTGTCACGCTCTGCGATCTTTGATGTAAGTGCCAATGATTATTTAGAGGCTATGTGGGCAGTAGATAACACAAGCGGGTTTTTAGATGCCACGGTTGCAACTGCATTTGCGCCTGCCGCGCCTGCGTCAACGATTGCAATTACGAGGTTGCACGGATGAATGCACCTGTTCGCATAGACGATTTAGATCGATGCCGTCCGTGGATTGAGGCGGCTCTTGCTAAAAATGACAACTTAAACACCTGGGAAGAGGTTTTAGGTGGTATTGCTTCGGGTCATATGCAATTTTGGCCAAAGCCAAAAGGATGTATTATAACGCAAGTTGTGATATATCACGACAGAAAGGCTCTGCATGTATTTCTCGCCGGGGGTGAGTTAGATGCTATCACAGACATGACCGAAGAGGTTCTTGAGTGGGCCAAAAGCCAAGGATGTTCATTTGCAACATTTGATGGTAGAATAGGCTGGAAGAAGCCGTTGAAAAAATTAGGATGGAAAGAAAAGTCCATCACAATGCAAATGGAGTTTTAGGATGCGCGGCAAGCAAGAGAAGACACAAGAGCTTACGCCAGAAGCAAGAGAGGAATACCAATTAGCCAAACAGTTGGCAGCAATTGGCACGCCAATGTATCGAGGGCCAGAGATCGCTGCCATCAATCAGGCAGAGCTAGCTTCTCGGGGCAATGTTAACACTATGGCGTCTGCTCTTGGCTTACAGGGCGCAGGAGATCTGTCTATTGGCGCACCAACAGCAACGCAAGGCGGCGTAACTGGTTACACGACATATCAAGGTGGCCAAGCTGCTTTGGACATGCTGAAGAAATTTGAACCCGGCAGATATAAAGCTCTAATGGACATGATGATTGATCCAATAACTGGAGAGATGCCTAACTTTGTATCTGGCTCAACACCTGCTGTTCAAGCGGCGTCAGCAGGTTCTGGTGGTAATGGCTCTTCTGATGATGACAATTCTAATTATCAGGGCATAGATTACACAAATGGAAACTACGACAATAATACTTATGCGAACAAATCAACTGGGAATATTGCGAGCGTAGGTTATGGAGTGGGGCAAGTAGATCCGGGCCTTGCTAAGGCGGCAGGATACACCAGCCCAATGAACACAACTGCAAAAAGCTCATTTGGGGCTGACTTAACAAGCTCCTTAACCGACAGTTCATACGATCCTCCAGGGACTGTATTTTCTCGCACAGTAGACAAGTTAAAAACAGGATTGTTGGGGTAAGCACATGGGACAAGCAGCAGGACAACCAACACAGAATGTTTTTCAGGGCGCAACGCAGGCTATGCAGGGCGCTGGGGAGACATACGGCAATCTAACGAACTTCCAAGCGCCAACAGCTCAAGCTGCGCAAATTGGCCCAGTTGGGACTATGGCTCAGGCGAATATAGGCCAATACATGTCGCCCTATACTGAGCAGGTTATTCAGCGTGGCGAGGCTGATATTGCGCGACAGCGTGAGCAAGCAATAAACCAGTTGGGCGCTCAAGCAGAAGCAGCTAACGCTTTCGGCGGTTCTCGTCAAGGTGTGGCTGAAGGCGTTGCTATGGGGGAGTACGGACGCATGGCAGGCGACTTTGCTGCTCAACAGCGTCAGAATGCATTCCAGCAAGCTCAACAAGCGGCTCAGTATGATATTGGCCTTGGTCAGCAGCGTGCCTTGCAGCAAGCTAATTTGCAGCAACAAACATCGCTGGCAAATCAGCAGGCGGCATTGGCAGGTGCGGGCGTGCAGCAAGCAGCGGCTGGCGGTCTATCTGGGCTTGGCTTGCAAGGATTTAGCTTAGGTCAGCAGGCGCAGCAGGCGGTTGCGCAACAAGGGTTGCAAGAGAGAGCATTGCAACAACAAATCTTGGACGCACAACGCGCTCAATATCAGTCTCAAGTTGGCGCACCTTTGGCTGGCCTCGGTCTAACAAGTTCAATTTTAGCAGGATTGCCTGCAAACCAAGGGGCTTCGTACCGTCCGGGCTTGCTTGACTATATAATGGCTGGATCAAAGTTATCCCCGATAGGGTAGGAGAAAGTAATGTTTGGCATAAACGCAACCCCTAAAACAGACAGCCAATCAGCTAATCGCCCAGGATTTACTTTTGCTGAACGATTGGGTCAGGCGGCTGCAATACTTAGTCCGCTCAATCCTGCGTCTGCGACTTACCTACAAGAAAGCGAAAGAGCTTTGGCGCGTCGTGAAAAAGATTTCACGCGCAATCAATCAGTTGCCGAATTAAAACGCCGAGCAGATACTGGCGATACTCTTGCAGCTCGTTACCTGTCAGCCATTGAAACAGGCGCTGTAGAACCCGGCGCAGGCTTTGGATCGTACTTGCAAGAGCTTTCCCGCGAAGAGCAATTCAATCGTCAGCAGGGAGCCATTGCAGGCCGAGAGCAGGCGAAATTGGCTCGTGAGACAGAAATGCGCAATAAGACTGCCGAAATGCTTCGTGCGCAGGGTATGGAAGGTGCGGCATCTCTTGTTGAAGGTGGGCTATTTACAGGGCAACAGGCGATTGAATTTGCGCGTAGCAATGAAAAGGCTGCATTAGCTGAACGAGCGGCTGCGGCGATCCAAGCTGGAAACAATCAAGAAGCTATGGCAATTTTAACCCAGCTATCCCCAGCGGCTATGGGGCAGCAGCTTGCGGTTCAGGCTGCTAAAACGCAAGAGCTAACAATGCCGCAGATCCTAGATCAGGGCGCTGTTACTGTTACTTACCCAGATGGAGACATCAACAATCCTCAAGTCACTGTGAACGAAAATGTCATAGCTGCACGAAATGCAGTGAAAGAGCAGACAAAAGAGCTGCCGACAAAGATGCAAGCTGAAGAAGAGCAAGACTTTGATGCCATTGAAACCCTTGATGCCCTAACAGCTGAAACAAAGGGCGTTATGGACTTGTTTGGTTACGTCCCCGGCGATCCACAACAAGGGACGTCAGGCCGCTTTGAAGGCCCACTTCAACTAGGTATTGCCGCATCTGCTGTAGGATCTTTAGGTCTTGTCGGTCTTGGCGGTCAAGAGACAACAGATTTAGCAAACGCAAGGCAGCGTTTTAACGAGTTCAAGATAAGAATGGTTAACCAGAGTTTGCGCTTAAATAAAGGCGTTCAAACTGAAGGTGACGCAATTCGTGCCGCAAGAGAGCTGCAAACAGCATATGATGAAGCTACGGCATATGCAGCTTTGCAAAACTTGCTTCGTATTAACGAGCGGGCGCGAAGACTAAAGATAGAAGCAATTACGAACCGACGGGCCAGATACGGAGTAACAACAGATGTTACTATTCCAGAGCCAGTTGAAGTGCCACAGCTAAACTGGAAGATCGTAAAATGATAATTGAAATTGAAGGTATCGGCCAAGTTGAGGTAGACGACGCATTCGCTGAATTAACGCCTACGCAGCAAAATCAGTTCGTTGAGCAGATCCGACGCGAAGTAGAGTTGGGGGCGGGAACGAGCGAAGAGGCGAAAGAGCCAGCCGAAACGCAGAGAATTCGATCTATTGCTCAGGGCGCTACACTCGGATTTGCTGATGAGCTAGAAGCAGCGCTTCGCAACCCAGCCTCCGCGCTGGGTTCGGCGCTTGGTTTGTCTGAAGGTAAAAACTACAAAGAAAACTTAAAAACAATTCGTAAGAAGCTAGAAAGCTACCGCAGTGAAAATCCGATTGAAGCATTGGCTTATGAAATGGGCGGAGCAGGCGTGACAACATTAGGTCTAGGGGCGCTCACAGCAGGCACTGGAGGCGCTGCGGCTGGCGCGGCTACATCAGCTCGCCTTGCGCCATTGGCAGCTCGTGCGGCGGCTGTAGGGGCTGCTGAGGGCGGTGTAGCAGGCTTTGGTGCAGGTGAGGGCGGATTTCAGGAAAGGCTTAAATCTGCTGGGACAGGCGCACTGATTGGCGGCACAGTTGGCGCAGCAGCTCCGATTGCTGTACAGCAGGCCGGAAAGACAGGTCGTCGCGTGATGGATGCGCTAGGCGTAGGCGGCCAAAGGCGTGCAATGACATTTTCTGAGCGCAAAATGCTAGAGGCATTTGAGCGTGATGGGCTGACGCCAGAGCAGGCGATGCAGAAGCTAGAAGAAGCTCGTGGAATGGGCATTGAAGACATTACGCCTGCCGACTTAGGCGAAAACCTTGCAGGCGCTGGATGGCGTGCGCAGGCGACACCTAGCGGCGAGCGCAGTAAAGTTGCCGAGCAGTTTGTTGAGCGTCGTTCTCGCCAAGCAGAGCAAATTTCTGAGCAAGCGAAAGAAATGTCTGGCGCAGAGGGCGCGACAGGCATTGACTATTTGGACGATTTAGCCGCTAAAACGCAAGCCGAGGCGCAGCCTGCATATGCAAAAGCATACGAAGTTGAGTTGGATGCTCGGCCATTTCAAAACATGGCAAAAAGCAAAGTCATCCAAGATGCTTACGACAAGGCGCTTAGAATTGCTGACATTGACCCAGATGTAGACGTATCTGGTATGCCGAAAGATTTGTCAAAATTTTTTGGCGAAGAGATGCAGGGCGGTGCATATGTCGGTATGCCAACTGAGCTGGCGCATGAAATCAAAAAAGGTCTGGATGTTCTAATCGAGGGGCAAACTGATGCCGTGACAAATAAAGTCACTAAAGAAGGCCGGGCATTGGTTAATCTTAAAAATCGTTGGAACAGTGAAATCATTGATCAAAACGACGCTTACCGCGTTGCGAATGAGCAATTCGCAGACAATGCGCGTTTGCGTGATGCATACACAGCAGGCTTTGACTTCACGAAAATATCAGAAAAAGAGCTTGTGAAGCGTGTTGGGAAAATGACACCGCCAGAAAAAGAAGCACTGCGTGTCGGCCTAATAAGCCAAGTTGAAGAGCTTGCATCTAAGACCGGGGATGCCACAGACTTTGTAAACACAGTATTTGGAACGCCAAGAAAACGGGCTGCCTTGAGATTAGTCTTTGATGATCCTGCGCAGTTTGAGCAGTTTGAACGCTTTATGAAGTTCCAAGCTCAGAAGATGAAAACGACACGCAAAGTTATGGGTGGATCTGTTACGGCGGAGCGTATGATGCAGGCAGCCGACGCAGACATTGATCCATCATCAATATTCAGCATCACTGGTCAGCTTGCGACAGGCAATGTCCCCGGCGCATTACAGGCGGCAGGATCGCAGGCAGCGGCTCGTGCGGCAGGTATGAGTGAAAAGAGCGCAGCAGAAATGTCGCGCATGTTGTTTGAGACAGATCCAGCGGCACAACGCGCAATGGTCAATCGTTTGATGCAGCGTCAGGCGGCAGACGAGGCAGCTCGTCGTCAGATCTATAGACGTCCTGAAGCATATTCAGGTATTATTGGCGCAACAGGCGGCCTACTGGCCGGGCGTAGCGAGTAAGGAATAAAAGATGCAGCCAAAACCAAAGACAAGCACTGAAGTTGAAGCAATCTTACAAGACGCTATTGCCCAGGCAGTTGACTTTGTAGAGAGCGAAATCAGCCAAGACAGGATTGACGCTCAGAATGCGTTTGATGGCGAAACTTCAATAGGCTTTGAAGAGGGCCGCAGTAAGGTTGTTGCAACGAAAGTGCGCGACACAATTCGTGCCGTTAAGCCAAGCCTAATGCGCGTGTTTATGTCTACCAGCAAGCCTGTTGAATATGTGCCACGCACGCCAGATCAGGTTCAGATGGCTGATCAGGCTACAGAATTCATGCACTATGTATTCAATCAGAATGATGGATACAGAGTGATCAACGATGCGTTCCACGATGCGCTGGTTAAAAAGCAGGGCGTCGTGAAGGCATATTGGGAAACAAAGTACCGCGCTGAAATCTTCACTTATACGGATCTATCAGAAGAAGAGATGACAATGCTCGTTTCTGATGATGACGTCACTGTTCTTGAACAGTCAATGGAAGCGTCAATGAGCGTTGACCAGTTTGGCGTTGAAATTGAGGTTCCAGTTTATTCAATTAAAATCAGCCGACAAATGCCAGAAGGCAAAATGCGCATTGAGAGCGTGCCTCCTGAAGAATTCTTTGTAAACTCACAGGCGAAGACAATTGACGACGCATACGTTGTTGCCCAGCGCACAGAGGTTCGTGTCGGTGACTTAGTCGAGATGGGATTTGCGTTTGAGGACGTTGTCGGCCTAGACGGATTGTACGGCGCGTCTGATATGTCTGAAGCTGAAGACATCGAGCGCCGAGGTTATTCACAGGACGATTATGAGGATCAAGAAGGCGATCCAGCAATGCGCAGCGTTGCGATTACAGAAGCCTACATGAAAATTGACGTAGACGGCACTGGCATTCCTGTCCTGCATAAATTCATCTGCGGCGGCACAAACTACAAGCTGCTAGACATGGAGCCGATTGATCGTGTCCCATTCGCCGTATTTGAGGTAGACAGAGAGCCTCACAGTTTTTATGGCCGCAGCTTAGCAGAATTGATTATGACTGATCAGGACGCCTCTACAGCGATCCTCAGAGGCATTCTGGACAACACTGCCCTAGTCAACAACCCACGGGTTGCCGCGACAGACGGCGTCAATTTAGAAGACTTGCTAAACAACGAGATTGGCGCAATCGTGCGCATGCGCCCTGGAGCTGTTATCCAGCCACTGACAACGCCATTCGTAGCAGGCCAGACGCTAAACGCGCTCAACTACATGGACAAGCTCGTTCAGGAGAAAACAGGCGTAACGCAAAACATGGCGCTGAACCCAGACGCCATGCAGTCTACAACCAAGGCAGCCGTGACAGCCACAGTAGAAGCGGCAGCCGGGCAGATTGAAGTCATGGTGCGCAATCTAGCAGAGGGCATGCGCGACTTGTTTGAAATCATGCTTGAGCTGCATGTAAAGAATGTAGACGAAGAGCAGCTCATGCGCCTGAATGGCAACTTTGTCGCAGTAGATCCGCGCGTCTGGGATGTAGACATGCACGTTGAAATCAACGTCGGTCTAGGCACTGGCCGTGAGGATGAAAAGCTGGGCGCGTTGCAGCAAGCATTCCAAGTTCAGCAACAGATCTACATGCAGTATGGGCCATTCAATGGAATGGTCAGCTTGACGAACATCCGCAACACTTTGTCGGACATTTTGGCTGCGGCAGGCATCCGCAACTCAAACCGTTACTTTGCGCCAATCACGCCTGAAATTGAGCAGCAGTTGTTACAGATGCAGCAGCAGGCGCAAGCTCAACAGGCTCAGGGGTCAGATCCAAATGCGGCATTCTTGCAGGCCGAGCAGATAAAAGCTCAGACCAAGATGCAGGCAGATATGGCGAAGTTGCAGCTTGAACAGCAAAAGCTGGCAATGGAAGATGATCTGAAGCGTGACCAGATGGATCAAGACTTGATCGTTGATGCAGCCAAGATATTTGGGCAGTATGGTGCGCAAGTTGACGTAGCTCAGGTGAAAGCCGAGCAGGATCGTCTGCGCAATATGGGGATCTAAATGAGCGTAGATATACGCATACAGGCCAACGAGGCCAAAAGGTTAAAAGCCGACACTGCATTCCAGCAGTTCGTGCAAGTCGTTCGTGAAGACCAAATGCGGATCTTTGCAAACAGTGAGGCTTCAGACATTGAAGCCAGAGAAGAGGCGCACGCAATCATTCGTGCGTTAAACAAGATTGAAGTTAGTCTCGACGCCGCAATTGGGGCAGAGACACTTTTAGATCGCAAACAGTAAAGGAGTTAGCACCGTGGATGCGACTAACTTAGAGAGCCTAGCAGAAAAGATGTTCGAAGGATCGGACACTGACGCCCCGGGGGCAGGGGAAGAAAATCTTCGTGAAGCAGCCGAAGAAATGGTTGAACCAACTCAGGACGCTGAGAGTGAAATTGTTGAAGAGGTTGAAGAGGACGAAGATGTCGTTGAGGCATCTGACGACGATGGCGAGAGCGCCGAATATGATGATGCAACTGAATATGCTGACGAAGTAGAAGCCGTTGACGAAGCCGATAGCGAGCCTCTCTATGATGTAAAAGTCAATGGGAGGATGGAGCGTCGTACCCTGAGTGAACTAAAGCAAGACTACGCGGGTCAGAGCTATATTCAGCAGAAAATGCGTGAAAACGCTGAAGTTGCAAAGCAGCTTCAAGAGCGTGAAGCGCTATTAGCTCAACAGCAACAGCAAGTAATGAGCCTTCATGAGCAAATGCAGTCTGGAGAAATGTCGCCTCCCACTCCACCATCTAAAGAGCTTTTCCAAGATGATCCTATTGGATACATGCAAGCGAAGCTTGAATATGATGACGCGAAGCAGGCGTATGATCAGAAAGCTGCACAAGTTCAGCAACTATCAGAGCATCAGAAAAGACAATCACAAGCACAAGAGCAGCAGTATTTGCAGCAGCAAATGCAGCTACTACAAGAACGGATACCAGAATTCGCTGACCCTCAGAAAGCTGAGAAAGTGAAAGCTGATATTTTCCGGGGCGGTCAGGAATACTACGGCATTCCGCAAGAGGCTTTGGCAACTTTGAAAGATGCAGTTGAAGTAGAAATTTTGAACGATGCGATCAAATACCGTCGGATGTTAGCAAACAAAACGACGGCCAAAGCAAAAGTTCAGGATGCTAAACCTATGGTGAAACCAGGGGCGAAGAAGGTTCAAAACAGCCAAGCTGTAACTCGCAAGAAGCAGTATGGAAAACTGCGGAAGTCAGGCGATCCGAATGATGCGATTGAACTGATGATTGATAGTAATCTTAAATAGGCTTTAAGGAGAAAACCAATGGCCCAACCAGCAAACACATTTGACAGTTACGATCAGGTCGGACTGAAAGAGGACGTCCATGATTTGATCTATATGGTGTCGCCTGAAGAGACACCATTCTTGACAAAATGTCGCAAGACAAAGGCGTCAAACACGTTCCATGAATGGCAGACCGATAGCTTGAGAGCGTCAAGCACAAGCAATGCCCACATCGAGGGTGATGCGACTGCAGCCGTAGCTCGTACAGCCACAACTCGGCTTGGATCGTACACGCAGATCTTCAAGGACGCTATTACTGTGTCTGATACAGATGAAGGTCTTTCCAAATATGGAAGGGCCAAAGAAATGGCATATCAAGTTTTAAAGGCAGGGAAAGAACAACGTCTCGATGTAGAAGCGACGATTTTTAACAACCAAGCTCGCGCTGCCGGGTCATCCTCAGCAGCTCGTAACTTGGCAGGCGCTCCTGCGTGGTTGACTACAAACGTAGACTTCCAAACAGGTGGTTCACCATCATCAGGTGCAAACCCAACTGGTGACGGTACTGACGCTCGTACAGACGACAGCACAACAACTGCCTTCTCTCAAACAAAGTTTGACAGCATCATGCAGTCAATCTGGGAAAACGGCGGCAACCCTGACACATGCTACCTATCAGCGTATCAAATGAATATCGCTCTAGGTTTCACTGGTAACAACAACCAGCGTTCAGCAGTTCAGGCTGGTGACGAGCGTGTGATCAAATCACTAGCGGTTTACGTCACTCCTTGGGGTACGATTTCCTTTACTCCAAGCCGAGAGTGCCGTGGTCGTGATGTATGGATCATGCAAGACGACATGTGGGAAATCGCGCAGCTTCGTCCAGCGAAGTCAGTAGAACTTGCCAAAAATGGCGATAATTCTACTCGCCAACTGGTGCAGGAGCTAACGCTAGTCTGTAAAAATGAGGCTGCATCTGGCCTTATCGCAGACAACTCAACATCATAAAAATAAGTAGGGGGCTTCGGCCCCCTACCTCACATGAGGTGAAAGCATGAAAGTACGAGTTACATTTCGCAGCATTTCAACAAGTGTCGGCATCGTAAAAAACCATGACATAATTGATCTGCCAGCAGACGAAGTTAATAAAATTTTAGTTACAAAGCCACATGCATTAGTCGTTCTGGAAGAAGATCCAGCCCCGGCAGCCAAAAAGCCTGCGGCAAAGAAGAAAGCACCTGCCAAGAAATCTCCTGTTAAGCGCAAACGCGCACGCAACAGTGACGGTACATTAAAAGCAGATGACCCAAGTACACCAGACATCAACGAGGCCTGGGAAGATGGAAAGTAATAGCAGCAAAATCAGTCAGACGATTGATGTTGAACACGACACAATTGTCGTCAAGACAACTTACGACGCAACG